TATGCATCGGTACGATGCAGTGCTTTACATTGCGAGCCTCCCTCTCGCCACAGGTTAAACAACAAGTATACCCCGCAGAATATCTGCGAGGATCAATAGACTCACCACAATCACAAACATGTTTACAAGATTCCATGCCTACCCCCCATCTTCCACTGCGCAAGCGCTTTCAAGCCGTAGTCAGATAAGACCCTCATCTCATCCAAAGATAACTTTGTCGTCCCCTCTGGTGGTAATGGGTGTGCGTATCTGCGGTGCTTGGATGTCGTCTTGGAATAGCGGTCATTGTTCTCAAACCAACGGTCAGTATTAAAGTCATAGACAAACAGGGGCCAATGACCCCCATATGAAAAGACCACATAGCGTTTGTTAGATTTATTGCCATATGAATAGATACAGGAAAAGAGATTGCCAGTGGTGGAGTCGAACTCCACCTTATCCTGAACATGTTTACGGATGTCTGCAAATGTTGCGTTTTTAACTCTGCTCATTGTCATATACCTCATCCATTAACTTGACGATTACACCGAGTACCTTGGACTGGGCTCGCAGATATGCATCCTTTTTGCCACAGTAATAGTTATACATAGACTCACAGTCATGAGTTACTTCGGCGCTAGCCTTTGCCCTGTTCGTCAGGGTATTTAACTCTTGTACTAGGTCGTTAAGCTCTGCCGTGACAGAGCTAATGTGAAGCATTCTAGAATTTGTTTTCATAGGGCCACCTCTACTGTGTCAAGTTCAATACACTCGAACTCAATACCAGACTGGAACACAAGAGCCACACGATCTTGGCCGTATTCCTTGAGCAACTTAACATCAGACTTGTTAATGATAGAGCCAGAGAAAGGTGTGTTACCTTTGGCGACGAATGAATAACCTAGATCCCACTCTTTAATGGTCTCAGCTTTAGTGGTGTAACCAAGGATAGGATGTAAAGTAATCATAATATATCTCCACTTGTAAAGTTTCAAAGAATGCCCCTGAACGGGGCGGGTTAATTAATCAGCATAATACTCAAGAAGTAAACGACCCATATCCATCACTTGGGCTGTCGCTTCATCGAACTCATCAATCATTGCTTCAAACTTATCACTCTTAATACCAGTTGTATTGTTTGCAACAATGTCGTCGATACGAATCATCGTTTTAATGTTTTCCACTAACGTAGCCATGCAATCATCCACATTGATGTCAGGCTTAACAGGAAGGAATTGAACGTCCATAATATATCTCCACTTGTAAAGTTTCATTGAATTGAGGGTATAACTTAACAACTTAACATGTAAAGTTAGTAACTTTACACGCCGACCACTGGGGTCAGCGACAGACTGCCACCGACCCGAACCGATGTCAAGTTTGCGGAACTATCTAAATTTTATATAGAACTATCTACAAATTTCGTGTAACTATCTAAGTTTACAGATAGTAAAGTTACTTAAAAATCAATGACTTAGAGCGCAACTATCTAAGTTTACAAATGTAAAGTTCTCAGAAAAGTGTAACGATTTCAATGGTTTGCGAGCCAACTATCTAAAAAGGGGGTATTTTGGTCTAAATAATAATGGTTCTCAATTGGCGTAGAAACTTAACATGTAAAGTTAAGTCAAAGTGTAAAGTTATGCCAGAAACCTCGCACGCGACCGCTATAAAATCATAGATAGATTAGATAATAGATAGTTTTATAGATAGTTATAAGTTTACACTCCTCTGTATCCCCCGTGGTTACTGGCTTTCAGCGATTTGTAAAGTTAAAAAAGTGTAAAGTTACGGGTGTAAAGTTGTAAAGTTACGAAGGCCGATTTCGAACGTTTTTTGTAAGTGCTTGATTTTAAAGGGTTTTTCAGGCGTTTTTACAGATAGTTGTACTAACTTTACATTACTAACTTTACATGTAAAGTTTCATAGATAACTTTACACATGCCATGACCCTGAGCGCTGTAAAGTTTATGTATATGCGGCTTGGATGAACTTCGACCCCCCGACGTATGGTCTTACTACCTAACTAAAAACTGAAAGCTAGCGCAATCCCCCCTCGTTAACTGCGTCTTCGTTCGGCAGGTTTTTTCAGGCACAAAAAAATGCCCCTCTTGCGAGGGGCTGTGGTGTTCAGAGCTTGCTGAGTTTGCCTATAGCAAACCTACCTAGGACTACGTAGGTCTGGACTCTGAGTTTGCCTACGCGAATGTATCGGTCATTCCTGTAGGTTATAGCGGCAGGGTGGCATCGTAGTGCTACCCAGTTTCCTATCTGAATCATAGTGTTCTCCGAAAAGAAAGCTCCCTCTTGCGAGGGAGCGGTGGACTTACTTGCGGCGTACTACCTTGCGGCGGTTAGTCGCTCGCTTGACCGTGGATTTCTCCGGCGGCTCGGCGATCAGTAGGAAGGGATTACCAAACTTATTGGCCAGAAGCGCGACGTTGCCGTGCTTCTTAAATGCTCCGGCGACAGCGGCGGCGCTGATCGTCTTAGCATCCTTAGCCAGTTTGATGTCCGGAATGTAAACCGAGTAGCGGTTTATCGGCGTCTTGGTGGCCTTGGCCTCTTCGAGTACGTACTCTAAGATTGCCTCAGCTTCATGAGGTGCAAACTCATCACCGCGTTCCAAAATAACCGCGCCCTTATCACCATCTACGACAACATCAACGTTGCCGCGTGTCCACAATTTACTAGCCATAACAAATCCTCCTAAGGATTCAAGTAAGTTAAGGGTTCGGGATCCGCTCACCGTCACATTTAAGTGCGTGTGGCTCCTGCCCGTCCGGCGGCGTGCTGTTTCGAGACAGTCGCTAGCCAGTGATTCCAGACTGCCCTAACTTAGCAACAATGTCAAGTTTGCCCTATTCTCGGGCCTTCCAGACCCTACCTGATCCGACCCCACATGGTGGGGGGTAGGGGGGGCACATGGACTTGACATGCGCATACCCCCGCGTATGTAGTAAACCTCTCACATCACAACCCCAAAAACCAAAACTATACACACATGTAAAGTTAAATACAAAATTTCTTGACACACTTCTTCCACTGCGCATAGACTCGCGGCATGGACACACTACCTTTACGTCATACGAAGTGGTCTGATCGGCTTGCTATGGATATGGCCCTACTCTTAGAGGGGTCTGGTGATACACTGCAAGAACTGATGGAGCGCCACAACATTGAGGTTGCCGATATCAATCGGTTCAACAGCGACCCTGTGTTTTTGAAAAAGGTAGAGTCACTGCGCGACGAGGTGCGTGATAAGGGCCTAACATTCAAAATGAAGGCTCGCGCACAAGCGGAGGAACTGTTGACCACATCGTGGGTTTTGATACACGACCCCACTACAAGTCCAGCGGTCAAGGCTGACCTAATAAAATCCACAGTGAAGTGGGCTGGGCTTGAGCCCAAGAACGACCAAGTGACCACGGACGCATCCGGTGGTGTTAAGATCACAATCAATCTTGGTGGACAGAATCATGAGGTCGATGCAAGACCAGCACTCGAAGATGTTGAATACGAAGAGGTTGCGGAGTGAATTTACTGAGACCTATAACGGTATGCCAGCCAGAGTGTTTAAACGCCCGATGCTGTGTGCCAAGTATTTAGCAGAGCTGTACGCCGCTGGCGTATCGCATAAGGTTAAGATAGTTAAACACAAACTACATGGACTTCAATTTATCGTACTGTGGGTGAACAATGGGACTTAACATAGACTACACACCTACACCCGTTGCAAGTAAGTTCATGGAGTGCGACGCCAAGATGCGCGTGCTGATGGGGCCTGTAGGAAGTGGGAAGAGCGTGTGCTCTTCGTTTGAGGTCATACGCCGTGCGTCAATGCAAAAGCCTAACGATCAGGGGATACGCAAGAGTCGAGCTGCGATTGTGCGGGAGACGGCTAGACAGCTGTCTGATACGACGATAAAGACATTCCTCGATTGGTTCCCTCCGGGCGTGTGTGGGCAGTTCATGCGCACGACCAAAACATATTTCTTTAAGGTTGGCGATGTTGAGTGCGAGATCATGTTCAGGGCACTGGATGACTCTGACGACGTGGCTAACCTTAACTCTTTAGAATTAACCTTCGCTTGGTTTAACGAATGTAGGGACATACACCCCGATATTGTTGATGCGATGTCTAAACGTATTGGCCGTTACCCCAGTGCGAAAGATGGCGGGCCGACTTGGTTTGGTATGTGGGGCGACACGAACCCACCCACTATGGATACATGGTGGTACTACCAGATGGAACACTTAGATCCCAAAGATGGGATCAGTTACAACGACAATGGTTGGGAAGTGTTTAAGCAGCCCAGTGGGCGCAGTCCGTACGCTGAGAACATAGACAATCTACCGGAGGGTTACTATGACACACAGGGTCGATCTGAAGAGTATATACGCGTTTACATCGACGGTGAGTACGGGCTGTCGAGCGCTGGTCAGCCAGTGTATAAGTATTTTAGGCCAGACTACCACATGGCTAGGGAGTCTTTGCGGCACATATCTAACGGCGTTCGTCCTGTCGTTGTTGGTATGGACCTTGGCTTAACGCCTGCCGCAGTGATTGGACAGCAGGACCCGCGTGGACGCGCACTGATACTTGACGAGGCTGTGAGCTTTGACATGGGCGTGCAGAGGTTCGTGAGGACGATACTGAAGCCCTTGCTGTATGAACGCTTTTCGGGAGCGCCTGTGCTGATTGTTGTTGACCCAGCGGGTGTGCAGAGGGCACAGACGGACGAGAGGAGCGCTGTGGACATAATCAAGGCTGAGGGGCTTCGGGTCATACCAGCCAAGACGAACAGCGTCACAGCGCGTATCAGTGCGGTTGATGACTATCTAATGCGGCAGGTGGACGGTGACCCTGCGTTTCTTGTAGACCCACGCTGTAGCAAACTCAAGGCGGCGATGATGGGTGGGTATAGGTACAAGGAGCGGGTGGTTGACACGATTGATAAAAACAAGCACAGTCACGTAGCAGAGGCATTGCAGTATCTTATGCTACACATATCGACAGGCGGTGGTGAGCAGCTGCAAAGTAGGCGTGAGATAAAGACAGTTGCTGCCGCTGGTTGGACGTGATATCTTAGCGGTAATCACATGTGAGGACATACTATGGCTACAATCTCACCAGAGTTTACCAAGACTACAATTCGCGGTCAAACGGTAACTACAGTTTTATGGGAAGCTGTCGCTACTGGCGACACACTTAATTCATTTGGACTAATTGATACTGCCGCTGTCGCTGGGTCTGTACAGATCTCTGGTACGTTTGGCGGGGCTACGGTTACGTTACAGGTGTCTAATGACGGAACGACTTGGTTCGACGCTAAAGATTTATCTGGGAATACTATGGACGCTACAAGTAACTCTTACTTTGAGTTTACGTCAGCGGCTTTGTATATGAGACCTGCTATTGCAAGCGGATCTGGGAATGACGTAGACATTATATTGTCTCTGCGAGGCTGATATGCGTATATCCATAGCGATATTAAGACGCATACGATTATATGTTAAGTATATTTCTGGGGCTAGGCTTGTAACCGAGACTTGGGACGGCATACTTACAGAGTCAGGCGACCAAATTATTACGGAGTAAAGACATGGCTGATATTAAAATTTCTGCCTTAACAGATTTAAACGCAGCACCAGCAGCAGACGACAAATTGGTTATTGTTGACAACAGTGTCTCGCAAACTAAGCGGATTGATATTGCAGACCTATTTACCAACCCCAACGTAACAGGCACAGTCACGGCTGATGGGTTGACTGTTGATGGTGGAGCTACATTTAATCAAGGCTCTGGTGATTCAATAAATATCTTCAGAAGTACAGACTATGCAACACTAAAAATTGGTGCAAACGCTACTGACCATTTTTATCTTCAAGAGTTTGGCTCTAATGATCTTTACCTTGCAAGAGTAAACTCAAGCGTTGGGGCGTATTCTGCAAAGTTTGCATCGAACGGAGACATCTCATTCTACGAAGACACCGGAACAACCGCAAAGTTCTTTTGGGACGCTTCTGCTGAGTCTTTGG